GTTTATCCAAAGGGATATGGGTTGGGTTCAGAAGGTTATGAAATCTGTACACCACACTCCGTTCTCCAGAATTAAGTCTATCTTCGCGGATATCACAGAGGAAGATGCTCGTGCGAAGGGCTATATCAAAGGCAATCTAAAGAAGGATGAAGTTTTCTCTCTGCTTAAGCGTACTACTACTCCAACTACTATCTATAAGAAACAGAAACTGGATCGTGACGACGTTGTGGATATCGTGGATTTCGATGTTGTAGCTTGGCTCAAATCTGAGATGCGTTTAATGTTGGATGAGGAAATTGCCAGAGCAGTTCTCGTTGGTGACGGTCGTCTAAGCTCTTCCGATGACAAGATTAATGAACAGAATATTCGTCCTATCTGGACCGACGCTGATCTATACACCATTAAGGCTCCTGTAACTGTTGCTGCTAATGCTACAGCTAACGAGAAGGCTAAGGCTTTTATCCGCGCAGCCATTAAATCCCGCAAGAACTACAAAGGTTCTGGCGAGCCAACCCTGTATACCACTGAGGATGTTCTTACCGATTGTCTGCTTATGGAAGACACCACTGGTCGCATCATCTATGATTCTGTTACAAAACTGGCTACCGCTCTTCGCGTTAAGGAGATCGTAACTGTTCCAGTAATGGAAAATCTCAGCAGAGTTAATAATGGTGCTACCTATAATCTTATGGGCATCATTGTTAATCTATCTGATTACAACATTGGCGCTGACAAGGGTGGAGCTGTTAACATGTTCGACGACTTCGACATTGATTATAATGCTCAGAAGTATTTAATTGAAACTCGTTGTTCTGGCGCTTTGATTAAACCTTACTCTGCTATCGCTCTTGAACTTTCTGTCGAAGCATAGGGTTAATTAACAAAGGAGAGAATTCAAAATGGCTAAATTTTACGGAGTAATTGGCTACGCTGAAACGGAGGAAACAAAGCCAGGAGTGTGGAAGGAGCAGATTACCGAGAAAACGTATTACGGTGAACTTGTCCGAAATACTCGTAGACTTCAGACCACCGACCAACTCAATGACAACGTTAATGTTGCAAATGAGATCAGCATTGTAGCCGATCCGTTTGCCAATGAGAATTTTCATTCGATGCGTTACGTTGAGTTTATGGGTGCTAAATGGAAGATAACAAACGTCGAAGTTAAGTACCCGAGACTAATACTGACTATAGGGGGTGTATACAATGCCCCGTAGGCTTAAATTACAGACTTTACTAGAGGAATTACTCGGAAGTCAAAACGTGTATTTTCAACCCCCTGAGTCAGTAAAAATGAAATACCCCGCCATTGTTTTCGGCCTCGAAGATATCGAGAATACGTTTGCAAATGACGGGGTTTATTTATCTCAAAGAAAATATTCTGTAACCGTCATCGATGAGGATCCTGATAGTCCTATCGTTGGTAAAGTTGCGTCTTTACCATCCTGTCGTTTTAATCGACATTTCGAATCGGATAACCTCAACCATGACGTTTTCATCCTACAATTTTAAAAAGGAGGACATAAATATGTCAAAACTTGTTTGGGACAAGACCGGTGAACGTTATTATGAAACCGGTGTAAATCAGGGCGTTCTTTATCCTCAGGGGGAAGGCGGCACATATCCTAAGGGTGTTGCCTGGAATGGTCTTATATCCGTTACTGAGAGTCCTTCCGGTGCTGAAGTAACGCCTCTTTATGCTGATAATATCAAGTATCTTAATCTCATGTCTGTCGAGGAGTTCGGCGCCACTATCGAAGCTTATACCTATCCTGATGAATTTGCTCAGTGTGATGGATCTGCCGAAATCGCTACTGGTGTCATGATTGGACAACAGAACCGTAAGATCTTCGGCCTCTCTTATAAGACTGCACTTGGTAACGATGTTGATTATACCGACTACGGATACAAACTACATCTTATTTATGGTGCTTTGGCTTCCCCTTCAGAGAAGGGTTATTCAACTATCAATGATAGTCCGGAGGCAATTACTTTCTCTTGGGAAATCACTACAACTCCTATTTCTGTAACTGGATTTAAACCTACCGCCTCCATATCTATAGATTCTACAAAAGTAGATGCTACAAAATTGAAAGCACTTGAGGATATTCTTTATGGAACGGAAAATGCTGATCCATACTTGCCGTTGCCTGACGAAATAGCCGCTTTGTTCGCGGACGTACCGAGTGCTCTCGCCTTAGTCGAAATTGCCCCTGACGATGAAGATCTAGACGTTGCGGTTGATTCTAACATTGTTTTAACCTTTAACAACAAGATTTCTCGTGAGTCAATCATTGTCACCAAAGACGACGGAACACTTGTTGAGGGAACAAAGACTTGGGACACGTCAGGTAAAGTATTGACGTTCGAGCCGACTGATAATCTTTCAGCTAGCACTGTATACCTTGTTACGGTTGGAGGAGTTGTTGATATTTATGGTCAGGCACTTAGTGCTGCGGTTTATAACTTTATGACCGTAAATTAATACTCATTTTTCTTATATTTAACGGAGCTCTCCGAAATGATGGGAGCTCCAATTTTATTATTCGAAAGGAGAAAATTATTATGTTGAAAAAAACCATTACTTACGAGGACTATGACGGAAATAAAAGGACTGAGGATTTCTATTTCAATCTTTCTAAGGCAGAGGTCTTGGAAATGGAGATGGG